TATTATTATTATTATTATTATTATTATTATTATTATTATTATTATTATTATTATTATTATTATTATTATTATTATTATTATTATTATATTATTATTATGCAAATAAGTATCTAATTAATTTTATTTTCAATTTTTTCAATTCCATAAAATATATTTTTTCATTTTATGGTCGTTTAATAAAATAGAAATACAATGCCATGATTGTTGTCTTTTTTGTACTATTTCCGCATTTTCTGGCAAACTCTCGAAATAAACCAGAGTATAAATGATATCTTGTTTCTTGCATTTTGCCGATTTAATATTTTTATCTATACCATAATAGGTACAAATTTTAAGCAACTCTTTGACAGTATATTCTTCAAGATAAGAATATTCAGTATTAATTTCTTCATTAAAATCATTCATTAATTGTAGTATATCGGTATTATTTTTCTCATCTGTTTCTTTCTCTTCTAAAGAAAAAAATATATTCATATTATCGTCACACATATATTTTATATTTATGATTTATATTTATATATATTTATAATACATTATTATTTATTTACATTACAAATTAAGTATTTGAAATATTTAATTTATAAAATATATTTATTTTTTTATTTTTGTTTTAAAATTTAAACGCTTGAAGGGGTGGCGGCAGCAGCAGCAGGCTTTGCAGTCTTAGCAAAGTGAGGAGCCATATAGGTCTGAAGATTGAAATAGGTTAGTTCATCAGTCTTCTTCAACTTCAAAAGAGATTGAAGCTTGGCATCAGGATTGATCTTGCGACCATTCTCCTTGTCCTGAAGATTATGACTGCGGATGTACTTGTTAATTTCACGTGTCACATCAGTGCGAGCCATTTCAGTACCTGTTGGCTTCTCAAGGAACTTGGCAAGTTCATCAGAAATCTTGGTTGGCTTTACGAAACCAGAAGGTTGTCTATTTCCGGCTCTTCTCTTGCGCTTGGCTTGAGACTTCTGAGCAGTCTTAAGCTCGCGTCCCCACTTCTTCTCCAAATTGCGGAATTCAGTCTTTAATGATGCAAATAGGGTACTTAGTTGATTCAACTTTGCAAAAAACTCCACTGTTTGAGCAGTTAGTTCAGCGGTATCATTATCGACAACAGCCTCAGGAGCAACATCGGAAACAGGGGCAACAGAAACGACAGGTGCTACAGAAACAGGTGCAGCAGCAGCAGATTCAGCAGATGTTTTCTTTCCCTTGGTCTTAGGAGCAGGGGCAGGGGCGGCAGATTGTGTGGCAACAGCAGGAGTAGTCTCAGCGACTTCAGTCTTAGTAGATTTGCTTGGTTTTGGCATTCTATTATACTATAGTAATGTAACTTCTTTTTAAATAGTTTTGGACCTAATATATATTATTTGTTATTATACATGGTCTAATATATTTATAAATCAATTTTTATGTTATAAAAATATTATTTGTCATCCCCCTACTTACATATAGGAAGATAAATTACATTTTTTTACATTATATAGCATGTTATAAACTAATTGAATATGAAATACAAATATTGTTAATTCTTAATTATTAAATCTAACTAATTTATATACAAATGGTGGTATCTAAATTAGACAGTACTGTAAATTATCCTGAATTAAAACGAGTTGAACCAGAAGACCTAAGTAAAGAGAGCAATTTATATCAGATCGAAATAAAAGATTTAGACGTTATTGTAGCAATCGGAAACCCTAAAAATACATTTGCAAATAAAAAAATCACATATTTCCCTGTTTATTTAGTAAAGCATAATAACAAAGTATTACAAATAGGTGTTTTTGAGGTTCCATCAGATAATGCAATAGGATATATAGATGAAAATGGGATATTAGATGTGGAACGCTTAGATGAACCATTATTGTATACATTTGCAACTAAAGATATGATTGATAAACTTAGAAAAATACCAGACGAAGAATATATTCCAAATGTTGAAGAAAAATTGAAAGAAATAGAAGAAAAACAGGAGAAAAAGAAAAAGGAAAAGGAGAAAGATAAAGAACATGTTATTCAAAAAGAAACCGAAATACTTATTCCTCAAATTAGAAAAGATATTTTCATTGCCAAATTAAATGCCAATATTCCTGAAAAATTAAAAGAAGAGTCGCCAAAAGCAGCATTAGATATAAGGCAAAAATATCATGAAAACCCTGAGCATAATTGGGTGCAAAAATTTATGAGTAATAAGTATTATACTATTACTGATAATGAAGGAGGCGGTGATTGTTTTTTTGCTACTATTCGGGATGCATTTTTATCGATAGGTCAGGAGACGACGGTGTCTAAGTTGCGTAACAAAGTATCGCAGGAAATAACGCAATCTATTTTTGACAATTACAACGATATATATACTATGATTTCAAACGAATTAAATAGAATAAAGTCATTAAATACTGTAAAGCGCAAGGAATTTCTTGTATTAAAAGAACAACTTAAATCTACAATAGATAGAGAACAACAGGTTGTATTATATGATGCTGCTGTAAAACTTAAAAAGGAAATAGAAGACTTAGACAATGAGATAAAATATGCAAAGGAAAATATAAATGATGTTCTCTTTATGAAAAACATAAAAACATTAGAAGACTTGAAGAAATATATGCGCACATGTGAGTTTTGGGCCGATGCTTCAACCATTAGTATAATGGAGCGCATATTAAATATAAAATTCGTCATTTTATCAAGTAGAGTTTATAAAAGCAATGATTTTGACCATGTGCTACAATGTGGGGTAGATGTTGATCCGGTAATAGTAAGTAGAGATGAATTTAGACCAGAATTTTATATAATAGTTGAACATACTGGAGACCATTATAAATTGATAGGATACAAAACCGCTAAAATATTTACATTTAAAGAGTTGCCTTATGATATAAAGCATATGATTATAGATAAGTGTATGGAGCGAAATTCGGGTGTGTTTAATTATATTCCGGAATTTAGAAATATGAAGGAAAATGGGTTTAAACATAGTTCGGAATTTTTAGAAGATTTGGGTGAGGCAAAAATAATGAATTTGTATGATGATAATATAGTGTTCTCATTTTATTCCAAGTCGTCAGATGAAAAATTACCCGGCAAAGGGTCTGGCGAAAAAATCCCCAAAAGTGCTGCGTTTGATTTTGTGAATTTATCTAATATAAAAGATTGGAGAAGAAAATTAGATGATTATTGGGTTCAACCTTTTTCCTTAGATAATCATCGCTGGTCATCAGTAGAGCATTATTATCAGGCGTCTAAATACAAGGAAAATAATCCAGATTTCTATTTATCATTTACATTGGATTCGGGAACAGATTTATCTCAAGATCCCGAGATGGCTCATGGAGCCGGTGGAAAAACAGGCAAATATAAAGGGAAATTAATAAGACCTAAATCCGTTGTAATTGACCCCGATTTTTATGAAAATAGACATCAGAAAGAAAGAAATGCAGCCCAGGAGGCTAAGTTTAGTCAAAATGAGGATTTAAAGGTTCTTCTATTGGAAACAAAAAATGCTAAATTAGTACATCATAGGAGAGGTCAAGAACCTGAAGTATGTGATAATTTGATGATATTGCGTAATAAACTTGCGTCTTTATAAATAACGCAAATAATTAATTTAAAGATAAGACAAAAGTAATTATAATATGCCATTTATTACTTTTATTTACAAAGTCGGAAAAAATAATAAAACCTATTATGGAAAATATTGCGCTAATAATATATCAGATGATCATGAAGGACTTGATAATGAAGTTAAATATGTTTTAATAAAAGGATTAAATGAGTATAAAAAAAAGAATATTCAAAAAGTAGAGTCAAAAATTATTATTGGAATATTATCTTTTTCATCAAATAATATTATTCCAACTTATTCAAGTAATAATGAAATAAAATGTTTTGATTTTTATTATGATTATGATAATAATATATATATAAATGGAAAATTATTGTAAATATAATATTTAAGCATAGGTAATAATAACCATTACAATAAATCCTATTAATAAAAGGAACATCATTATTGCAATAATAAATTTATATATGAATATAAATTTATCACAAAAAGTTTCGTTTACATTTACAATTACGAAGTCTGATGGTCGCGTTTCTTCGCCACTTTCGATATCTTTGAATTCTGGGTAGATAGAGGTCATTTTCATAATTAATTATTTATATAACTTATAACAATAGTATAACTTATATCAATAGTATAACTTATAACAATAGTATAACTTATATCAATAAATATCAATAATATCAATTTTTTATATAAGTCAAATTAAATATATTGCAAAACAATTTAAAGACGGTATATATATATATTTGCAAAACGATTTAAAGACGGAATATATATTTTGCAAAACCATTTAAAGACCGAATTACCCGTTCTAAAAGGTGTAAAAAAATAATAAAGGTTAATATTATGAGACTTACCAAAGAAACCAATTTATTAATGAACTATTTTGCAAAAAATAATTGCATAACTCCCATTAGACAAACACGAAGAACTAACAACATATTTACCAAGTTTTATGAAGATATTAAAGAAGGTGTTAGTTATATTCATAATTTGAAATCTAAAATGGGACATTTGTTTTATAAACTCAAAATAACCAACATAACTAACACAAATCAGATACCGAAACCAAGCACATTTCCAGCAAATGCATTTCCAACAGAAATAAGAACACATATTGATGAAAATAGCATAAATTTGCTAACATACAATTTAAAAATATTTAACAGAAACATTAGCATTTTATTTTTAATAGAAGACGAAAATATTGAAACTCTTATACCCAAATATAACAATTACGTAGATTATATGTTAGTTTGGTTGTTTATAGTGAATCAATATTCTTCCAAAAATTGCGCCAGTGACATGAAAGTATTTATATATCACACCAGCTTATTAAAAACACTTCCAGAAACAAATATTTCTATTTTAAATCAAATAAATGTGAATACAGCATTTACAAGAACTTGCAGCAAACAATCTGAAATTGTAATATACAGAAAAGAAGAATGGTTTAAAGTATTTATACATGAAACATTTCATAATTTTGCATTAGATTTTTCTAATATAGATTCCTCCTTATGCAAAGACCAAATTTTAAACATATTTCCAGTCAATTCTGACGTTAATTTAGAAGAATCATATAGTGAATTTTGGGCACGAATAATGAACTCTTTATTTTGCTCTTTTATACATATGCAAAATAAAAATGATGTCACTGAGTTTTTTAAAAATGCTGAATTCTTTATTAATTTTGAACGAATGTATTCTTTTTTTCAGACAGTAAAGGTATTGAATTTCATGGGGCTAAGATATACAGACTTATATAAGAAAACTACTTTAGCGGAAAATATGAGAAAAACATTATACAAAGAAAATACCAATATATTATCTTATTATATCATTAGTTTAATTTTAATCAATAGTTATCAGGATTTGTTAGTTTGGTGTGACAAAAACAATATCCATATTATGAATTTCAAAAAGACTACCAATAATTTACATAGTTATTGCGAGTTCATTAAATCAAAACATAAAACCAAAAATTTATTAGAAAATATTGCTTGTACCGAAACTATGTTATATAAACTAACAAAACAGAAGAAAAAAGAGAGTTCCTTTATTAGCAATAATCTGCGAATGACTATGTGCGAATTAGGTTAAAATATTATTATCATAAAAAATTGATATTTGTATTTGAAAATATTATAAATCAATAAATCAAGATGGGTATTCGTAATTTAAACCGTTACTTAAAGGAAAATTGTCCCAATTCTATTCACCAAATACATTTATCCGAATTATCAGGAAAACGTATTGCTGTCGATATTAGTATTTATTTGTATAAATATGAAACCGAAAATGCTCTTATTGAAAATATGTATAATATGATTTCCATATTTAAGTATTACAATATTATTCCAATATTTATATTTGATGGCAAGCCTCCGCCTGAAAAAAAAGAGTTGTTACTCAAAAGAAAAATAAACCGTTTGGAGTCTCAGGAAGAATATAATAAGTTAAAAATGCAAATAGAAGAAAACAATGATGAACATAATAAACAAAAAATGTTAGTTGCGTTAGAACAATTGAAGAGACAAATTGTCCAAATCGATAAGATTAAGATTGAGAAAATAAAAGAATTAATAAGAGCCTATGGAGCTACATATTACGATGCACCTGGAGAAGCAGACGAATTATGTGCGTCTCTCGTAATCAACAAAAAAGTATGGGCATGTTTAAGTGAAGATATGGATTTATTTGTTTATGGTTGTAAACGAGTGTTAAGATATTTTAGTATGATAGGTCATAATGTTATTCTTTATAATATGAAATTGATTCTTTTAGAACTCAATATGACACAAAAAGAATTCAAAGAGATTTGTATATTATCTGGAACCGATTATAATATGAATGCCACAGATAAAGATAAAAACGAAGATAAAAACTTAACAATTACCTTAAATCATTTCAAAAAATACAAATGTTTAAAAACTGAACAATGCTTTTACGATTGGTTGCTTGAAAATAGTAATTATATTTCTAACATAGAAGTATTAAATCAAATACTTAAAATATTTGATTTAACTACAGATGATACTATATTAGAAAAATTTAAAAATATCAGGATAACTAACGGTCCTGTTATACAACAAGACATAAAAAAAATAATGGAACAAGAAGATTTTATATTTATTGGATAATAATATATTTTAAGAAAAGTATACGCAAAAACATTTTTTATTTTCTACATTTCTACCAAGTCCATATATTTGAAAATAGATTTGTTTGACAAACTTGGACAATCTTTTGTCTTTTTTTGTGCTAATAATTCTATAATATCTGTAATATCTTCAGTATCTTCTGAACTGTCTATAATAGTTTTATTGTATAATATAGCAACAATTTCAGTTAATTCATCCACTTCATTTTTCTTGTTGGCAATATTTGTTAAATCTAAAATAGTATTAAGAATATCTCTTAACATTTGAATAATTTTTTCCTTATTTATAAACCCATTTATTGCCAAATTTACATAAAAGGTTGTTACTGAACGACGTCTTTCATTTTTCTTATTCATCTCACAAAATCCATCATAATCTTTATCCGAATCTATATATTGTATATTATTATATTCATCCATAATACAGTCGTAATGTGACTTAAATATACTATTTACCCATTCATATTTTAAAGCTAATTCTACAAACAATTCTACAAAAATGTTCGAATAAAATTGATTCGTGGAACATGTATCATACAACATATTGCCAACTTTTAATTTATCGTCCATCGAATATTGTTGACAAATTGCGTTAATTTTTTCTAATATTTTTTCTCTCATATCCAAAAAGGTTTTATTACTCAGTTTATTCAAAAACAAACGCATTTCATTAATATCAGCATCAATTCCTGTTTTTTGTTCAATTTTAGTTGCTTGAAATGGCGTCCTAATATTTTCCCATTCTTCTGCACTGACTTCCACACATTTATTACGTTTCTTCTTATTTTCAGTCATAGACGAAGACGAAGACGAAGACGAAGGCGTAGCAGCCGACTTTATAAATGTTTTAGACGATATATTAGCGGAACCCACTTGGCTACATAAATAATTAATAATATTAAAAGTATCTTCTGGTATTTCAAATTGCATACCAATCGAAATATCAGAAATTTGTTTTATATTATATTTTAAGGTAGATGTCATTATACTAATATAATATACATATAATATCTATTATTTATATCAATTTTTTTGTAATATATAATATTTATATTAAATACACTTAAAACTAAATTATATAATATAATATACAATGTCAGTTATTGAGGAAAAGGAAAAGGAAAAAGAAAAAGAAGAAACAATACAAATATTTAATTCTTGGGACGACTTAAATTTAGAACCCAGTTTATTACGCGGCATTTATGCACACGGGTTTGAAAAACCAAGTCCAATTCAAAGCAAAGCAATCTATCCTATTTTACAGGGGCATGACCTCATTGCTCAAGCACAATCGGGAACAGGCAAAACAGGTTCATTTACTATTGGTGCTTTATCCAAAATCAATACAAAGGATAATTGTACTCAAGTTATTATTATGGTTCCTACCCATGAATTAGCTTATCAAATTACAGCTGTTATTACAAGTTTATCGGGTATGATGGAAGGAGTTTGTGTACAAACTATTGTTGGGGGTTCTTCAATAGACAAAGATATTTATAGTATGCGCCAAAATATACCACATATTATTGTCGGTTGCCCTGGAAGAATATGTGATATGATTCGCCGAAGACATATTGATACAAATAAACTTAAATTGGTTATTTTAGATGAAGCCGACGAGATGTTATCAACTGGCTTTAAGGACCAAATGTATAATTTTTTTGGGTATATAAACCCGAATGTTCAAGTAGTTTTATTCAGCGCCACTTTACCTAATAATATTTACCAGATTACTGATAAATTTATGAGAAATCCAGTAAAAATAAGTGTGAAAGCTGAAAGTCTTACCTTAGAAGGCATTAAACAATATTATATTGCTTTAGAGGATGATAGACAAAAATACATGACTCTTAAGGACTTGTATCAACATTTTTCCGTTTCTCAATGTATTATCTATGCAAATACCGTGAAAAGAGTAATGGACTTATATGAAGCCATGAAAGAAGATGGGTTTCCTGTATGTTGTCTCCATAGTAATATGGATCGTTCCGAAAGAGAAAAGGTGTTTAAGGAATTTCGTAAAGGTTCTTCGCGAGTATTAATATCATCTAATTTAACTTCAAGAGGTATTGATATACAACAAGTAGCGGTAGTTATCAATTTTGATATTCCAAAAGACGTTCATAATTATTTGCATCGTATTGGCCGGTCTGGTCGATGGGGTCGAAAGGGTACTGGAATAAACTTTATTACAAGACGAGATATTCATAAAATAAAGGAAATTGAACAATACTATTGTACTCAAATTGATGAACTACCTTGCGATTTTAAAATTTAATTTTTATATGATTGTATTATGTGTATATTTATATTCACATTCGTAAAATAAAATAATATTTAATATTTTATTTTATTTAATGGTAGTCGAAACAAACGAAAATATTAATAAAGTATTTAAATTACCTATTCGTTACAATGAACAAGTTCAAAAACTTAATGATACCGTAATAAATGACTTAGAATTGGTTAGCACAATTAACAATGAAGAAGCTCCAATATATAACAATATTTTTAATCCAACTAATAAAGCCTCGTCTCAAATTATTGAACAATTTGCCAAATATTATACAACTGATGTAACTTATCTAAAGGAAACTCAGCAACTAACAAAACAGTTCGATGTAAATAATCAGCATTTTCAAGACGCCAATAATTTTGATATTAATGATATTGTTAGTTCTTGGGAAGAAATTAAAGCCGAAACTGGATTCTGCGAAAAATACCTTTATATTGATTGGGAATTTGCTAAGCATCTTAACAAAAATAGCACTGTTCTACAATTAATGAGTATATATAATATCGCATCTCCTATTTTTTCTCTTTGTTTACCTATAATTGTATTAATTATTCCATTTTTTATTATTAAGCTCAAAGGTATTCACTTAGGAATTAAAGAATATGTCGATATACTTAAACAATTAATTTCGAATCACAGCATTTATAAGATGTTTACACAATTCAGTCAAGTCGACAATACTAACAAAATATATTTAGTCATTTCTTCAACGTTTTATTTATTGTCTATTTATCAAAACATACTAACATGTGTACGTTTTTATTCTAATATGCAAAAGATTCATAGCTATTTATTTAAATTCAATAAATATATAAATCACACGTTAAGTATAATGGATTTTTACCTTTTTAAAACAAACGAACTAACAAAATATGCGGAATTTAATGAAAGTGTGTTGCATAATAAAAAAATTCTTTACGATTTACGGGATCACTTAAATAAAATTACACCCTTTTCTTTTTCCATTTCTAAAATTACTGAAATCGGAAACATTATGCATATTTTTTATCAAATGTATGATGATGCCGTTTATAATGACTGCATTTTATATTCATTCGGGTTTAATGGTTATTTTAATATCCTTTGCCACACGGCTTATAATATTCATGAAAATAAACTTACTAAAACTAAATTTGTGACCAAGGGAAAACCAGTATTTAAACAAATGTATTACCCCAAATATATTAATGAAACTAACAATGTAAAAAATGACTGCAATTTGAATAAAAATATGATTATTACCGGTCCCAATGCATCCGGAAAAACGACGACTTTAAAAACCGCATTAATTAATATTTTATTGTCTCAACAAATTGGGTTCGGATGTTTTGATAGTCTAACATTGAAACCATATGATAATATACACTGCTATTTAAATATACCAGATACATCGGGTCGCGATAGTTTATTCCAGGCGGAAGCACGACGATGTAAAGAAATTATAGACAGTATTGATGAACAAACTAACAAAACACATTTTTGTATATTTGATGAACTATATTCAGGAACAAATCCAGATGAAGCGGTTGTTAGTGCAAATGCGTTTATGGATTATATCGTGAAAAATAAAAATGTTACTTGTATGTTAACGACTCATTACATAAAATTATGTAAAAAACTTGCGAAAAATAAAAAGATTCAAAATTGTAACATGAAAACGATAAAACAAAACAGTACTTTTGATTATACGTATAAACTTGAATCCGGTATATCAGATATTAAAGGTGGAATCAAAGTGTTAGTTGATATGAAATATCCTAAAGAGATAATTGATTTAGCAAATAAAAATGAAGTTCTATAATTCGTTATAAATATGATTAAAATATATTGTTATTGTTTAATAATGGCTCTTTCAGAATTATTTAGTACAACATATTTATTTAGCATTGCAATAATTATTATACTAATTGGTGGTATATTTGCTTATGTTAGTTATAGAATGTCAGAACAAGATCATAAACTAACAACAATGGTGAATTTAGTATCAATGTTGGCTCAAGATCTGCAATCCGTTAAAAACAAAGTGCATTTATTGGAAGCAGAGCATCCTGAAAATGAAGAAAAACAAGATTTACTTTATCCTTCACAGCTTATGAGTATGAATGGTGGAGAACTAATTGATGTTTCCGACGAAGATGATGACGAAGATGACGAAGAAGACGAAGATGACGAAGATGACGAAGAAGAAGACGAAGAAGACGAGGTTGAAGACGAAGAAGATGAAGAAGACGAAGTTGAAGACGAAGATGACGAAATTGAAGACGAAGAAGATAATGCTTTGAAAGAAATCCATATCGAAAAAGACTCAAATATTGATATTGATTTAGGAGAACAAATATTGCTTGAAGAAGATAAACATAATATAAAAACAATAACCTTAACAGAACATTTAGATATAGACATTTTAGCAAATAATGAACAAATAGAAGATTTAAGTTTTTTAAAAAACATTGAAATGGGTGATGATTTGCACTCTGCAACTGATAAAGTAGACAATGATACTACAGAAGACTATGATAAGGCAAATAATGAAAAAATCGATTACAAAAAGATGTCGCTCAATAAATTGAGAGAAATAGTAACTGAAAAAGGTCTTGTTGCCGATGCTTCCAAACTTAAAAAACATGATATGCTTAAATTACTTGGCGATGAATAAATAATAAATTATCTCTGGTTTTAATATATGAACAATTATTATACATTAGAACCTATAAATATGTCTTTTGAAACTAACAAAATGGATCTAACAAATTGGAAATATAGACAATATATACAGAAAAATGCAAATGATATAATGAAACATAATTCAATGGAATATATTAATGCTTCAGGAAATAATCCATACACGTTAATAAATAATGACCCTGTTGAACGCACACCCTATTTATATGCAAATTTGTATGATACCACTCAACCTAAATACGGATACAGAAATACCGATTTAAAACAAAATTATATGAAAAAAGAACAAATGAAGGGACGAATGGTTGCCCCATCTATTCCAACTCGGTTTTAATATTCTAAAATCTAAAAAAGAATAAAATAAGATAATATATAAATGCCTTGTGCTGTTAGTTGTATGATTTCAGCTGTTTTTATTATTGGTATGATTTATTTTTACAACATGACCGATAAAAGCAATATTGTCAAACAATATAAATCTCTTTTGTCAGATGATTTGAAACAAAGATATGAAACCATTTCAAAGGAAAGAACTAACATAAGTTATCAAGGATATATTTTAGGAGTCATTCTTTCTCTTGTCATCATATTTTATAATATCAAAATCAAAGACTCAAAAATGAACACAACTTCATTAGTTTGTACAGTTGTCGCAACCACATTTGTTACCAATTATTTTTACTATATATTATCTCCTAAATCGGATTGGATGCTTACCCATTTAGATAGACAAGAAGAACGAGATGGCTGGCTTTTGATGTATAGGGAAATGCAATATAATTATCACATGGGATTAGCATTAGGAATAATTGGTGTCGGAATATTAGCATTTGCATTTAGATGTTAATAAAAATAAATATTATATTAAATATCGTAATATTAAATCGTAATATAATATAAAAACTATACTTTTAAGAAAAGTATACGCAAAATAAATAATAAGATTAAATATCTAAACTAACAGTGTTCTTATCCGATTTTTGTCTTCGGCGACTGCGTTTAGGCACATTTCCTTCCCCTTGAATACTTTTTAAATCGTCAATGCTAATAGTGCTGTTATTATTATCTGTAAAATTAGAATGATTTTGATTTTGTGGTGTAATTTCAATTGTTTTAGTTTTCAATCCCGATAAAATATCGGTTATATCGCTGGGTCCTTTCATATCAGGACGGCGTGAACTTTTCTGTGGAGGTTCAAATCCATTTAAAGAATTTAATTGGCTTTGACTATTTTTTTCTTTTATACTAATCCCATCATCTGCAAATGCTCCACGAGCCATTGAAATGTCTTCTCTGGGTTTCATATTTATATTATTACCGCCTCTATTCACTGGCGGTGGCGCTCCATTATATCCTTGAGTCGCCATTGGAGGAGGTGGTCCTCTACCTTGAGGCACTTGAGGCTCTGGGTTCATTAAACCACCCATAAATCCCGCAAATCCCGGATTTGTTCCCGCCATAGAATTTACAGCAGCCGTCTGGAATTGCCTCATTAAATCAGGGTTTTGTCTCAAAATATCATCCATTCCAGGCATAGCGGATTTAAACATAGTATTGCTCATATGAACCATCATAGCGCTGCCGCCCAATTGGAATAACAATTTAAGTTCTGGTGCAAGACTTGCTTTAGACCTATACTTTTCAAACAATTCACCAAAAACGTCATCATAATCAGTAATATTTTCATTAATTTGTTCCCCCCAGCCATCTAACTTGATGTCAAATGGGTCAAACCGGTTGTTCAAAAACTCAATACCGTTAATGATAGCCATCATCATATTACCTTGAAATTTCACGGAATTTTGTTTAGATTTTTCTTCCATAATCATTTCATATTCGCCCATCATTTCCTGCAAATTGGATTCCATCGTATATTTGCGTGTTAGTTCGACTCCTTTCTTTTCAAGGGCTTCCAACTTTCTTAAATATTTAAATTTTTCCTTGAGCATTTCATCCCGAGACAACTTGGGTTCAGAAGACATTCTTGCTTCTGGATTAATGGGTATATTATTGAATTTTCCGTATCCATCCCATGTTTTAGTATCAGCTGAAGTATTGGCAGTAGAACGTCCTAAATTATCGTCGTCTAAAATGCGGATACTTGGTTCTTCATCGAAGGATACAGAATGTGGTTGCATATTGTCAAAATTAGATTTGATTCCAAATAAATTGGACTCAAAAGAATTATTCACAGGATTGGATGTTTCTGCCACTAAATTATTCAGTTCATCTTCTAAATTATTTAAATCTTCTATGTCAATATTAATTCCACCGGACTTAGAATTGGAACTTTGTTTTTTATCATTCATTAAGAGTTCAATGCCTCCTCCAAAATTTGTTTTTTGGTCAAAATTATTGAAGTCCATTGAAATGTCTATAATATCGTTATCCATTATGAATTAATAAGAAGAATTAATTTTAAGTATTACGAATTACAATATATATATTTTGTAATATATTTTGTAATATATCCATAATATATATTGTAAAACAACTTAAAGAGCTTTAACTTCATTTATTATATATTTTATACCTTATGTTTAATATACCAGAGCCCCTGCAAAAAACAATCCGATAAATCATCTTTCTTCAAATGTTTTACAAAAAACGGTTCCCATTCCTTAAATTTTTCGTCATTTGTCACCATATCCGTCGTCGTTTTGACTGCAAGTGACTTTCTCTGCTTATAATCCAACTTTTCTTTTTTCTCTGCATAATCTTTCAACTTATTTGAAGCACTTATAAATTCTATTTGAATATTATTATTCTTCATGATGAAATACTGTGATATCATTCCTTGGATTGTTTTCATTTTATTTGCCAGCGGACCTATTTGATTTTCTATAATAATTGTATCAATTGTCGCCAATTGGTCCGAAAGTATAACGTCAAATTTATGCTGCATGTTTCGACCAATAGTAACTAAATCGACCTTTGTTGCATTGGTTTTAGTTACGGATGTGTAACAATGCTTCTCTATAAAAGCATTTATTATACCAAGCAAATTCGTTTTTTTTGGAGGATTCTCATACACCAGTTTATATTTGTTAGCTATATCTACCAATTGTTGTATTTTTAGCTTATTTAATGCAGATTGGCTTAATTCTTTAGAAGGATGCAAATAATTATGTTTCTTTGAATGTTTCAAACAATAGCATTTTCCATCTTTAGTAAACTTAGCGGGTTTATCACATAACCCATTTGTATCCATTTCTATGCATTTGTATTCTTCTTTTTCGCTTAGATTAATATTGTCCCATTTAATGATTTTTAAAGAGTTTTCATTTTCATTTACATTTATATTCGTTTCAAATAAACAAAATGATAAATTTTTGATACCAATATCGATACTTATTATTTTCATGTGTAATTTCAAATACCAAAATAATATTATATTGTTTTCTTTATATATTATATATATATATATTATGCAGACTTCTGTACCAAAAAAAATAGGTGAAGGAGCATATGGCTGTGTCTTTAAGCCAAGTATGAATTGCAAACAAGGAACAAATATGCCTCCAGAATTTAATAATAATAAATACATTTCAAAATTTATGAAAAAAAAACATGCTGAAGAGGAATTAAAAGAGTTTAACAATATTAATGCATTAGACCCTAATAATGAGTATCACTTAGGAAAACAGTTTATTTGTGATCCTGAAATAAATATACGAGATATTTCTACTTGTAAACATTTAGATTTAAATGATGTACAAAATAATCCTTCTAATTATAAATTATTGATTGGAAAATATGGTGGTCCAGATTTAAAAAATTTTTGCGATAAATTTGCAGTTGATTATTTTCTTTCACCAAATTTAACTGATAAACAAAAAAAATACAGAAAAGAATTTTTTTTTTTAGAAATTCGTCATTTATTGTATGGATTAAAATTTTTTAAAGATAATGGGTTAGTTCATTATGATTTAAAACCTCAAAATATTCTGTTTAATTTGGAAGATGGAACAATGAAATTTATTGATTTTGGTATTATGACTACCAAAGAAAGAATAGTACGGGATTGCAAAGGTAGTACCAATTGGGTTGGTACATTTCATTGGTCATATCCGTTAGAAACAGGTTTTATGAATTCAAATGTTTATTACTCATTAAACCCACTACACATGTCAGAACAAGATAAAACAAAGATCATTGAAGACATGTTTTTGCAAATTAGTAATAGTCGTAAAATGAACAATATCAAATATCCTATTAAAAATCCAGATGCTTTCTTACATTTTTTCACGGATTATCTTCACATTGGAACAAAAGATCAGCTCTTAGATCTTCTTAACAATTTTAGGGGGTTTTTTAATTTTGTAAAGTCTGACACATATTTAGATGTATTAGATAAAATAATAGATTCAATTGACGTTTATGGAGTTGGATTTACACTAAAATATCTGGTTATTTGTTTATTTAATCATAATATTTTAAATGGGTTAGAATTAAACATTTTAAGTGATTTTTTTGATAATATGATTCATTTTAACATTGAAACACGAATTACTGATATAAATGTTTTAATAAATAAATACAATATTATATTGAATAAATTGATAAAACAACCACGAAAAACAAGAGCACCAAGTATACGAGCACCAAGTATTATACGAGCACCAATACTTTCGCCAAGTATACTATCTCCAAGTATTATACGAGCACCAAGTATACGAGCACAAATTATAAAACAATGTGGACCTGATAAAGATTTAAATCCAAAAACAAGACGATGCGTTAATAAATGCAAACCTGGATATATAAGAACTGGTGACTTCAAATGCAGAAAAATACCCAAAAACTTCACATTAAAAAAGAAATCATTGATTAAACCAGTTGTTCCTTATATTAGTCCAGTTATTAACACCATTCCTAATATTGTTCCGTCATCAAACCAATATATCCCCAAATTAGCTGATTTTGTAATTCAATGTGATCCAGATAAAGATTTAAATCCAAGAACAAAACGATGTGTCAAAAAATGTCAAGCTGGATATACAAGAAATGCTGATTTTAAATGTAGGAAAGGCAGAAGGGGTAAAATATAATATATTTAGTCAACAAATAATAATATTATAAATAATAATAAAAATATTTATTATTTATATATGTTAACAAACTACATATCTTTACCAATATTTTTAGTTAGTTTTGCTATTGGACTATTTTTTGTATATATTATAGGACCTGAATTTAAGACAATATATGTATATCCTAATCCACAAAATTATATGAAAACTCAATATAAGGACACATCAAATCAATGTTTTCAATTTAAACCAGTAGAAACAGATTGTCCTATAAACCCGCTATCTATTAAGAAGCCTCCTATTCAAGAGTAATATAGAATATATATTATTTGATTTTTTATTATATGTTAGTATAATAAAAATGCATCTGGAAAGATTTGTTCACAGCAGCACAGGAAGAATTATTATGTCTATTTTATTGGGAATTGGTTTAGCAACTTTATTTAGATCCGTGTGTAAAGGAAAAAATTGCCGAATTGTTGCAGCTCCTCCAATTGAAGAACTGGACGACCAAATATATAAATTTGATGAAAAATGCTACAAATTGGAACGAAACGCAATTGAATGCGATAAATCCAGACAAACAGTTAGAATTTGATAATTGCGTACTGCGTATTGAATTAATTTAAAAAGGCTTAAGGTAATATAAATGGCTGAAATTAATACAACAAGTATAAATGATTTACCAACAGATCCTTCTACTGGAGGTTCTATTGGCGGAAATATTAGTTTAACAATCAATGAACCAAATAGCCAAAATGGCGGACTTACATTAGACCAAAGCACTATAAGTCAAATTGTCAATGGATTGCAACAAGCAAGTTTAGCAGGCGCTACTACATTACCAAGTCGTGACATTCCTTTAAATACAGAACAACTAACAAGTGATGTTCAAATTCAACCCAATTATGTTCCTCAACCTTCTGTCAGGGATTATATTAATGATGACGATGAAAATATGAACAGATACTATTCAGCAGAAAAAAATCAGTCATCATTAGATGCTACTTATGACGAGATCCAGGCACCTTTGTTGCTGGCAATATTATATTTTTTATTTCAATTGCCTTTTTTTAAGAGAACAATATTCAAATATTGCCCCTTTTTATGTCACACAGATGGAAATTATAATTTCAATGGATTAATATTTACTTGCGCCATGTTTGGATTTATATATTATATATTGACTAAAACAATGAAAAATTTTAGCAAGTTTTAATTACAAATATAGTCGATCGAACCAATTTTGTATATATTTGGCTTGTCTTTTTGCTTTTGCTTTTGTAATGCATTTTGCAAAATATCGTTTGGTTGTTTTATTATAAGCTGAATAACATCCGTTACTTCTTTTTTTTGAGTAATATATTTTTTTACTTTTCATATATATATTTTTGAGAAAACATATTATTCACATTATATTAGATACAGATTGACTTTGTAAGCGGTTTGTTAAGAATAATATTGATTTTATCACTATTTCTAATGTTTTTGATGTCATTTAATAATAATTTAGTGTGCTCGTAAATTCCTTTATCTGAAAGAATTTCATTATCTGTAAAATAATGGTATGAATCAATTGTTCTCCATTTAACACCAATAACACCAATAATCGTGTTTGAAATATTTTTTATAATATTTTTTCGTTGATTAAATCGTGTATATCTAAAAGAATTTGTTTTTGTTCATCTTCACTTAAACATTTATCAATTGTGATGTTGAGTATATGTGAGAAGTTCCCATACATTTCAATATATTGCTTGTAAAGAGTGTTCATGTTATATTTATTAATATATAATTGTGTTTAAATCTATTTCATTTTTTTTATATTAGAAAAAGAACCCTTTCTTCTTCTTTGTCTTATTCTTCTTCCTTTTATTTTTATTTTTAGTAGTTGCCAATTTTGTTTTTTTGTCTTCATTTTTACCTGATTTATCTGATTTATCTGATGGCCTATATCGCAAAAACCATTCTTCATATTCTTTACTATTGGGATTATCTTTAAGCAATGCATGTTTTTCCGCTTTTTCAGCACGCATTTCTTCAATTGTTAGTTGATGCCCCATACAAGAAATACTAAATCGTTTCAACAAACCTTTTTGAGCTAATCTATTTTTTTCTTGAACATCGAATAAATAATTGGACATGCATAAAATACGGTCTTTATCATAATATGGTCTGTTCACGTACAAAAATGCTAACCAAAAACTAAGCATTGTATCAATTGTAGCGATTTTAATAGAATAACCTTCATTTTTTACAATATTGTAGCTATGACACGCCAATGGTTCATAAATAAATGCAACGGTATCATTATTTACCTTTATTTCATAATGCGCGGCTATCATTTCTCCAATTCCAGGACGTTTAATGATTTTCACATTTTTAATATCAGCATCAGTTAGTCTTTCTTTTACGATTTCAGCTGTTAGCAAAGGTTCCTCAGATAAAACATCAAAATCCGGTATTTTTTCTAATTTTTTCTTTAAATTATACGGCATATATCTGGAATACAAAGATAATGCATACCCACCAAAAAATACGACCCCTTGGTCAATTAATGTGTGTTGAACAATGTCATAGATTTTGTCCGACAATTCACTATTATCCATATTACGTTGAAATTTTACATCACCACAGTGTTTAGAAGTCAATGGGTAATTTTTGTTTAATAAAACCAATCGTTTTAACACTTTTTCCCAACGACTCGTATCTCCTGCGGGTCTTGATAATTCTAAATACATATTCATTCGCAACAAATTGGGTGGAGAATATAATATACCACTGACCCGTATAGATTCACGTTTGATAGAAATAAATAATTCTTTCGGAATATATGTTATATCTGCCACCGGAATGAAGTTCACAAATACTTTATATGTTCCGTGATGTTGTCCTGATTTTGCTTCTACTTCTTCGAAACCATTTTTAAAATAAATATCTGACAATTCTTTTGCATCATTCAACGCATTATAGCTGTAAAAATCGTAGTCAGGAATCTCTACGTCTTTATTATAAAACTGGTCTTGTTTGGGTAATATATTATTAATTGCAGTCCCACCGTAGCAAATAAGTTGTTTTTTTCTCAAAAAGTTTGCTACAATTTCTATTATGCGTTTAATCTCAGGAGAATTGGTGATTTCTTTTCCTTGTTTTTTTTCTGCATTGTCAACTGCGACTCTTAATATTGCTAATTCGCAATCATTAAAAGACATTTTTTTATCACATATTTGTTTCATATTATAATAATATAAAATAAATATGATTAGAACTTTTATATTATATTAAATATTAAATATTAAATATTAAACTTATAAAAATCACTTTGTATTGTTCTGGTAGCATAGGATAATTCTGGATTCTGTTTTGGAGGTTTTGGAATAGTCACTGGAATATATCGCAATTTTTCGGGTTTTAATACAAATGCATACCCATTTTCGTTAAATAACGCATCGTTTTCTTCAATATTAGTATCAATCTTTGAATATCTCATTGCCAACATTTGGACACCCATTTCTCGCATCACTATTGAACTGGGATTATCCGGATTAGCACCTTTATCCGGCATTCCAATTGTCATATTTTGTTTATTAAATTCAATCAATTCATTCATATCAGGTGTATATTTTATATCGTAATAATGCAAAGCACGCATAAACATCGAATTGCTTGTCATATTTACAAATTTATAAAATTCAGGACACTCTAAAAAAGCGGTGTTAGTTCTATCCACTATAATAACTACTTTTCCCAGTAATTTACGTAATTCAACATCACCAAAATTTTCACCATAATATTCAGAATCATAATCTTTATCCAATAAAATATTATCATAGTCTTCCAACATTTTAGCAAAATTTTGGAACATAGTTTGATTAGAACTTTTGATACGAAGATGGACAATTATTGGGTCTAACGAATTCGGTGCACTTGCAGTAGCAAATGCATAATTTTGTATAACATCCATTGCATCTGAAAATGGAACAGAATTAAATGTTTCTTTTACGTAATAACTATCACTTGTCGATGTTGCTATTACTGGTACATCATTAATAGAATATATTTCGAAATCCAACCCTCTTACACCTTGTTTTAACAAATCTTTCAAAACGCATAAATCTACATAATCGTTTTTATAATTTCCTCCACTACAACAATTATATGCACTCTTAATATAATAATCTTTAAATGTATAATTAAAGTTCTCACCACTATCAATGGATCTTATTTTTCCGTTCAAATTTCCATAAATATAATCCATCGACTCGCAATTTTTACTTCTTAAACTCTTATAATAAAAATAATAGATGAGTGCAATAATAACTATTATTATAGTAACAATTGTCATTAAAAAAATAGCTGTTGTCTCCTTCATGTTTGATATATCATTTATAAGTGCTTTTGCTTTCTCTTGAGCTCCTTCCATTTATACTATATAAATAAAATAATATAATATATTATAATGAATAATGATGAAAAAATGAACTATATTTTATTAACGGCAAATGATATTTTTAAAGTTTTAAATATAGAATTTAAAATAACATATGTAGATACCAATATTTATTTTTTAATTTATGCATATGTTTATCCTAATACCACCAATAAGTGTATAATTTGTTTTCATGTTTTTTTGACATTAAATGACAAACATATTTATTTAGATGCCTTAGAAAAATGTCCACCTGAAAATAATGGAACAGATATTTTGCTTAAAATAATTGATTTAGGTAGAATTCTACAGGTTAAATATATTGAGTTAGAAGATTCTTCTTTTTTTAATATTGGTAATAATTCATATCTTATTGCACCATTAGAAATATTAACAACTGGTAAATCATGGTATAATAAGTATGGGTTTGAAAGTTCTGAAATAAAAGACGAAATAATACAAAATGATTCTATTAGTAAAATGTCTTTCAAAAATGTTTTAGATAATATATTGGAAGGAAAAAATATTTATGAAGAATTTTCTGAGAATTTTCCAGATATAATTAATAGAGATGAAGATAAAACCATAAAAGATGTATTAACAGAAGTAAAAAACAGATATTTAAATAAAAATGATTCAGAAAAACTAACACAGGAACAAAAAGATGTACTTGATAATTTGTTAGTTTATTTAAATAGTATTATTTATTATAACACTAATTTAAAATTAAAATTCAATTATAATAGTGTGGGAGGATATAAAAGACGTCAAAAAACAACAAGGAAAAAAATAAAAAAAACAACAAGGAAAAAAAATCAAAAAAACAACAAGGAAAAGAATTTATAATAACAATTCATTTTTTTTTACACCTTTGCACATTTAAAACGCCGAATTAACAACGAAAAAAATATACAAAAAATGCAAAAATTTGGTTATAATCCGTCTTGAAACGGATATGAAGTTTAAGAATTTATTTCTCTACAAAATATTTTTGGTCTTTTTCCTGTATTTAATACGGATTTGACTATATTTAACATATTTTGCACAGCATTCTTATCTCTGTTATGGAATATTTCGCTTTTATGCTTAACCGATTGACATCGTAATAATCCATGACAGATTTCTGTTTTTTCTTCTTTCTTTAATTTTGGTTTTTGACTTGGTCTTTCTAAAAAATTCTCTAATTCTTCATTACAACAATTACATAATTTTGATGTTCTAAATTCATTCACCAAAAATGTTTTATAACCAGCATTTTTAAATATTCTTCTAAATTTTTTACAAATTACTGGTTCTTTTCCTTTCATATGGTAATCGCCTTTATCATAATCACCCATAACAAATATAGTTTCTTCTTAAAATTATTAATAAAAAATTGATATAAAATTATATAAATTAATAATAATTAGATTATATAATGAGTGATAAAACAATACCTTTTGAAAAATCATTTGCTTCGCATGAGAAAGCAATATATTGGAGCAATAGAAATGAATTAAAACCTGAAAATATTTACAAATGCACTAATAAACTATACTGGTTTAATTGTATTAAATGTAATCATGAATTTGAAACAAGAATAAATGGAATTACAACAAAAAATAAGTGGTGTCCTTATTGTTCTGGACATAAGATATGCATAAATGACAATTGCATATTATGTTTTGAAAAATCATTTGCTTCTCATGAAAAATCAAAATATTGGAGCAATAAAAATGATTTAAACCCAAGAGAAGTAAGAATAGGAACAATTTATACATATATATTTGAATGTGATAATTGTAAACATGAATTTTCCAATAGCCCCAATAACATTTCAAAAGGTCAATGGTGTTCTTATTGTAATGGAAATCATAAAATGTGTATAGATAATAAATGTATAATATGTTTTGAAAAATCTTTTGCTTCACACGAAAAATCAAAATATTGGAGTGATAAAAACAAAATAACACCACGAGAAGTATTTAAAGGAACAAAAAATAAATTTATATTTGATTGTAGGTGTGGTCATGAAATTATAATGAGTTTGGGAAGCATTAATAATGGTAGTTGGTGCTTATTTTGTTGTAATCAATTATTATGCGATGATAAATGTAGTATATGTTATCCGAAGAGTTTTGCATCACACGAAAAATCATCATATGTAATAGATAAAACAATTAATCTTAATAAAGTATTCAAATACTCTTCTTCAAATAGATTAACATTTATGTGTAATGAATGTAATTTGCCTTTCAATACATTAGTTATGAATGTAAGTAGAGGATCATGGTGTCCTAATTGCGTTAATAAAACTGAAAAAATATTATACAAGTATCTAATAACAATTTACATTAATTTAATACAACAATTTAAAGCTGATTGGTGTAAAAAAAAAAGAAAATTATCTTATGATTTTTGTATTGAAGAATATAAAATAATTATTGAATTAGATGGAAAACAACATTTTGAACAAATAAGTAACTGGTCATCACCAGAAGAACAATTTGAAAATGATAAGTATAAAGAAATATGTGCAAATGAAAATGGTTATTCTATTATTAGATTATTACAAGAAGATGTATTTAATAATAAATATGATTGGAAAACTGAATTAATAAATAATATTGAAAAAATAAAAACAGACAATATTATTCAAAAGATTTACATGTGTAAAAATAATGAATATGAAAACTTTATAAATTGACATTATCATTAACTTGTGCCTTTAATTTTGCCTTTCTATTTAAATATGCTTGATGACGCCATTCTTTTAATTTTTCTGGATTAGTTTCTTTTATTTTTTCCATATAATTCTTTGCTTTTTCTTTTACTATATCACTATTTTTTTCATAATATTTTTTATTTCGTGTTGGATTTGTGTATGATTTTAGTTTTTCTTCTAATTCATTATTTTTATTTTTAAGTTCTTCTATTTCAAGTTTTAACTTACTAACTTCTTCATCCATTTTATATTTTACTATAATAATATTATAACATAATTTTAAATATTTTATGCTATAATATTAAGTATAAATGACATCTAAACATAAAAGTGAAGATTATAAATTATCTGCAGTTGAATATTATTTAGTTGGTGATAAATCACAATTAGAAGTATGTGAAATTTTTAAATGTAGTCCGAGAAGTTTAATGAGATGGGTTGAAAAATATGAAAAGGATGGTAAAATAAAAAGAGAAGATAGAAAACAGTTGCATATAAAGTTCATAAAGAACACGTTAAATTTTTATTAGATGAAATTAAAAAAAATAAAACTATTACTATGACAGAGTTGAAACATAAATTGAAAGAAAAATTTAAGATTGAATTAAGTAGGTTTCATATCAATAGAATTGTTAATGATAATAATATAACATTAAAAATAACAAGAATAAGACATGAACCAGAAAAAAGATTTGGTAAAGAAATAAATATTAATCAAAAATTAAAAGAATTTTATGATGAAATTAAAAAACATAAATTGGAAGATATTATATGCATAGATGAAACAAGTATAAGCGGACTTCAAAAAAGAAGTCATTGTTATAGTGAATTAGGTAAAAGATGTGTGATAAAAACTCAATCACAAGAAGTATTTAAAAAATATACTGGTATATTTGCAATTTCTTATGGTGGTGTTTTAGGTTGGAATTTATATGAAAAAGGTGGTATTGATAGTGATAGATTATATGAATTTTTAGAAAAACATATTACAACAAAATACAAAAATAAATTAATAATTTTAGATAATGCAAGTAGTCATAGAAATGCAAAAATAAAAGAATTAGTAAATAAACATAATACATTATTGTATAGCGTTCCTTATCAACATTTCACAAATAGTATTGAAAATTATTTTAGTATGATGAAATCAAGATTATATAAATTAGACGGTTTAACTCACAAAGAACTAAAAACAAATATTGATAAAGTAATTAAGGATATACCCAAAGAAAAGTATGAAAATATAATTAAAGGAACTTATAATAAAACTGAAAAATATCATAAGAAACCTTCAAATAGAAGAAAAACATTAAAAAATTATAAATAATTAGCATATTTAAAAAGTCGGCGTTTTAAATGTGCAAAGGTGTAAAAGGTAATTAAAAATAAGTAATTAAAATAAGTAATTAAAAATAAGTAATTAAAAATATATCATTATATTATAAATAAATGGCAGGCGGACTTATGCAATTAGTAAGTCAAGGACAGCAAAATATTGTTTTAAATGGAAATCCAACTAAATCTTTTTTTAAATCTACATACCATCAATATACCAATTTTGGATTACAAAAATTTCGTCTGGATTATGAAGGCTTGAGAACATTACGTTTAACAGAAGAATCTACATTTACATTCAAAGTCAAGCGATATGCCGACCTACTCATGGATTGTTATTTATCGGTTGCATTACCAAATATATGGTCTCCAATATTACCTCCGCAACAAATAACAGAACAAACTAATTCTCAAGGTCTCGGAAATATTGAACAGTGGGCTCCATATGAATTCAAGTGGATTGAAAATATTGGAGCCAAAATGATATCTAAAATTAGCATGACTTGTGGCAATTACACGCTGCAAGAATATTCCGGCGATTATCTGTTAGCTTCTGTACAACGCGATTACAGCACTGTGAAGAAGGACCTATTTGATAAAATGACCGGAAACATTCCAGAATTAGTTGACCCTGCCAATGCGGATTCCCGTGTAAACTCATATCCAAACGCATATTACACTGAAAATTTAGCAGGTCCAGAGCCATCTATCAGAGGAAGAATATTATATATACCATTAAATAATTGGTTTGGACTAAAATCCCAAATGGCATTTCCATTAACATCTCTGCAATACAATGAGTTGCATATAAATATTACATTAAGACCAATTAATCAACTATTTGTAATTCGTGATGTGTTTGATGCAACTAACAATTATCCTTATGTTGCTCCTAATTTTAATTTATGGTATATGCAATTTTACCGTTTTTTACAGCCACCACCAGACGTAAGTATAGATATTGACTCATACACAGACACTCGAACACTATGGAATGCAGATGTGCATCTAAACTGTACTTATTGTTTTTTATCAAATGAAGAAGAACGATTATTTGCACTGAATGAACAGAAATATTTGATTAAACAGGTGAATGAGAAGATTTTCTATAATGTGACTGGACCCAATAAAATAGAATTGGAATCTATTGGTATGGTTTCTAATTGGCTCTTTTATTTTCAGCGAAGTGATGCCAATTTAAGAAACGAATGGTCTAATTATACAAATTGGCCATATAATTATTTGCCATTAAATATAGTACAGGCTCCCACATCTGGCATTTATACAGTTTATCGAAATATTAATGGGGTACTAACACCCGTACAAATAGGACCTGGTGTAAATCCAGATGGAATAACTACAGGATTTCTAATAACTCAGCCGTACAATAAACAAAATGATAAATATATATTAATTGCTTTAGGAATCTTATTAGATGGCTCATATAGGGAAAATATACAACCAGCTGGAGTATATGATTATATAGAAAAATATACCAGAACTACAGGAAATGCTCCTTCTGGTTTATATTGTTATAATTTTAGTATTAATTCAAACAATTCAGATATGCAACCGTCTGGAGCAATGAATATGAGCAAATTTAATCAAATTGAATTAGAGTTTACTACAATACTTCCGCCATTGGACCCATTGGCTCAAAGTTTAACAATATGTGACCCAGAGACAGGAAATATTATAGGAGTCAATAAGCCTACTTGGAGAATTTTTGATTATAATTTTGATTTACATATATTTGAAGAAAGAATAAATGTTATTAACTTCATAGGCGGAAATGTAGGAATGGTTTATGCAACATAGTAAATTTCAAATACATCATAAATTTCAATTAAATTATAATAATTTAATATATAATTATTATAACTGATGACTAATGAAACAAACTCTATAGATGACAAAAAAAAAGATCCAGCAAGTAAAATAGATTTCAAAGGGTTTGCTAAAAACTATATATCCAGCATTGTTTTATCAATTGGACTCAATATTTTTATATTAGGAACAATTGGGTTATATACAACTAAAGTGGCTCAAGCTAATATTTTGCCTGATAATCCAGAACTTGCACCTTATACCATTTTTGATAGGATAATAAACGATGATATACCCATTGACATAAATATTATGAAACCAAAGTTCTGGTCCGAAGATAAAGAAACATTTTCTCAAAAAGCCATTTTTGATTCTCAGAAATATTTAGATAGTTTCAGTAATAGCTTTTTATGCAGTCTAAAAAATGGTGCAAACCCTGAACATTTATTAGCAAACATACCACTATACTATTCCTCAGTATATGATAATTTAATACCCAGAATATTTTATATAATCAATGCTTTTTTCTTTAAAATGAGTTATATAAACGAATCTATATTTATGTTTTTTTATGGTTTGTTATATTCATTCATTTGGACAATTATATTTGTTTGTGCATTGGTTGTTAGTGTGTATTGTCATATTGCAAACATTCCTCAATTATTTAGAAATATTGCAAAACGACCCAAAATTGATGGCTCAAATCCTTCTCTAAAACCTTTAATAAATCCAAAATGGGAATCAGAGGAAAATATAAGTCTGTTTCGATTTTGGAGAATCATAATATTCCTTATTTATCTTTTTATCTTTTTTGTCCCGTCTATCTTTATCTCTGCAGGTGTCTTCACTGTTTATGGATTTTTTGCACCTCTGTATGCTACATACAAAATAAAAGACGATAAAACTAACAAAACCAAAGGAATATTCGATTTTATCAAAAACACATTTAAATATAAAAAATTATACTTCTTTATCCTTGCTACTATAAGTTTAGTATTAAATGGAATTAATCATTTTGGTTCTGCTTCTGCAATTAGTTTTGGAATAGCTGTTTTAGTTGCATGGTTTATGGGTTTGTATGGCAATCCTATGCCAGAATCTGGAGTAAATGGTTTCAGTGTTGGAGTAAGAGAAACACCAATACAATCTGTAGTTAATGAATTCAACCCTGAAAAATTAGTCGAAATGTGCGGTATTATACCGATGATTGATGAAAAAATAGATAAGATATTAAATAATCCAAACATATTTATCAGAGAAATAAAAGGAGGTAAACGTGTAACATTTGATGATAATATTGAAATGGAAATATATATGAAACCAGCACTGAAATCAATGAAAGCACAAGATACAATGAAACCACAAGATACAATGAAACCACAAGATACAATGAAACCACAAGATACAATGAAACCACAAGATACAGCAAATTTAGATAAAGCAAATTTAGATAAAGCAAATTCAACATCAATGACTGGAGGAAAAAAAATAAAGAAAAGTTACCATAAAAAATATAATATCAAATTTAGTTAAAACAATATAAATAGAATCAACAATATATTTTATGACTAATAAAAAGAAGAATACAAAAAAAATAAAAGGTTTACCCCTTGTTACTTTATGTACACCAACATTTAATCGTCGTCCTTTTATTCCGTTTATGATTAAATGTTTTCAACACCAATCATATCCTAAAGATAAAATAGAATGGATAATTATTGATGACGGAACAGATCCTATTGGGGATTTAGTTAAAGATATTCCGCAAGTCAAATATTTTTATTATGAAGAAAAAATGGTTCTCGGCAAAAAACGAAATTTAATGCATTCAAAGTCAACCGGAGATATTATTATATATATGGATGATGATGATTATTATCCTCCTGAACGCATTTCACATGCAGTGGAAATGTTGCAAAATAATCCTAAATGCTTAATTGCTGGGTCATCTGAGATGCACATTTATTTTGAATCCAAAGATTGTGTATATCAATGTGGACCCTATGGGCCTAATCATGCCACTGCAGCCACATTTGCTTTTAGAAAAGAATTATTGACTAAAACGAAATATAATGAGGATGCTGCTTGTGCCGAAGAAAGTGGATTTTTAAAAAAATATTCGTTTCCAATGGTTCAATTAGATACACTAAAAACTATTTTAGTTTGTTCACATAAACATAATTCCCTAAATAAAGAAAAATTGTTGTTGGAAACCCCAGAACAAACGAGAACAACTTTATCTCGTTTTACTGTGGATGATTTTGTAAAAGATCCTATTTTAAAACAATTTTATACTCATGATATGAATTTATTATTAGAAAATTATGAACCTGGAAAACCTGAAAACAAACCAAAGGTATTAGAACATCTGAAAAAATTGGAGGAAGAACGTGCAAAACGACAAGAAATGATGATATTGCAGAACAATTTAAACACTATGTATAATGAAAACAATATTATACAAATTAATTCATCTGCTGATGTAGAAAAAATAATTAATAATTATGAACAAAAGTTGAAAGAAAATAATATAATGATTAATGAATTATTCAAAAAAGTAAAAATGCTTACAGAAGAAAATAAGAGTTTGAAATCTGAAATGTTTAAAGCTAATGAATCTAATAATATTAATGTATAATAAATATTTTTTATTCACATGTAAAATAAAAAATATATCAATCAATCATATTCTATATCGTCCATCTCTACTATTTCATCGGTTTCAGCATTTTCTTTTGTATATTTCTCTAAATATCTATAAATCCTATTAATATCCAACTTTGATATTTCATAATTTTCAAATAATGCCTCTATTTCGGTGCTGTTATATTTATTTTTAAGAACCAAGAAAAAAGCAAACATATCATTTTTATCCATCGACAATTCTTGACATAAATTTTGAATAAAAATAGAATTATTATATTCTGTAGAATATTTTGTTAGTACTTTTGTAAATCTAACCTCAGAAGGATTATATTGTTGTTTCTTTTTTCCATCAAATGTGTCGTGATACAATTTGTTATTTTTAAACGTTTTAATCAAAGAACTCATTTCATTAAACTGCCATATTTGTTTCTGAAACGTTATTCTATCAATATAATCCGCAAAACATATGTTGTCCAATGTTTCCAAATAAAACGGAATAGATACATCTTTCTTTGTCTTTGATAACATGTCTATTATATTTTCATGCCACAATAAACCGACAATTGTCCTATCAGTCTCATTCATAATAGTCAAATGTTCTTCTATTGGATAATTATTATTGATGAGTTTTTTGGTTATTTTTTTCATGTCATCATTATACGATTTAGTCAAAAAAATATTGCCTATATTTTTATTGTTTAATATCTCACTATTATTTTTATGTAATTCATAAATAGTTTTCAATTTTCTTAAATCGTTTTGAATATAATTCAACATATTAATACCAATATCAACACCAGGCATCAATTTATCTATAATAGAAGACACTTGTGCGTTGGTTGGTGATTTCAATTCTATTGTATGACATACTTTCATTAATTCTTTAATTTTTTTATCAATATGATAATTCCCTATACATATAATAGGATTTAAAGTTATTTCTTCCATTTTTTGCTTCTTGGTTTTTTTGGGACGTATCAACTTTATTAATGAGTTTATACCTCCTTTATCTCCATTATTCATTCCATCTATTTCATCCATAACAATAGTGAAACGTTTTATTTTTTTATGGTACATACTCATTACATTACGGTCTGCCATATTATGTTTCGAAATAGTTTCAATAACTGATTTATTTCTTATATCTCCCGCATCATATTTGATAATATCATAATCCATCTCTTTTAATATATTCATAATGAATGTAGTTTTTCCAGTTCCTGGATTACCATAGATATATATACCTCGCTTTATTGTTAAATCATTCTTGTTTTGTTCAAAATCTACAAGCATTTGTTTTATTTTTTGAACTTCTTCGGTTCTATTTAATAATATATTTAAATTCAATTGTTCCATTTATGTTTATTAATAAAGTTCTTTCTATGTTGATTTTTATATTTAACAATTAATTTTCTACATTTAACAGACTCATTTTCTAACGCATAGCAGTCTAAGAAATGTAAATAATTAGAATAAATATATTCCTGATAATAATATTTTGTCATATTTAACCATCTCTGATAATTCTCAACTAACAAAAAATTAAACACAAAATCATTATCTTGTAGTATCATTGTTCGGATATATCTTTCTATTTTTGTTTTATCTATATATTTTCGTATTAAATGATGGTTTTTTACATAATTATTCTTTGTCAAAAACATAGTAATACTTATTGGCACATATTCATAAATAATATCTACCAATTCATACGGAAGAATATCAATATATTTAAAAAAAATTACATCATTTGTATACATATTTATTATTTATATATTATTATATTTATTATATATTATTATATTTATATATTCATTATTATATATTCATTATTATATATTCATTATTATATATTCATTATTATATATAATAATTGTTAGTATTAATCAGAACCTTCTTCTGTAGTACTGGTGTCACAAGGATTTAACACACCAGATGTAATTCCATCCCATGTTATATTACATTCAGTAGCCCATTCAAATTTTTGACAATCAGTGTAATCACTAAAATCTATTATTTTTTTACAAGTTGTACTACCTAAACTACGCGAATTATAACATCCCTCACCATTTCCAGATAAATCTACCCAATAATCAGGACAATCGCCAACAATTGGAGGCCAATTTACTGTAGTTGAATACGATAATGAATATCCAATTAGAGCTAATATTAAAACCAATAATATTATAGCTATTCCTAACACTACTTTATGAAAAGTCAACATACCTATATAAATAAAATATATTATTTTTAGTAGTTCATAAATTTTTAGTAGTTCATAAATTTTTAGTAGTTCATAAATTTTTAGTAGTTCATAAATTTTTAGTAGTTCATAAAAATATATTTTATAAACTTATTATAATAATGAATAATCGCAAACCATCTAATGGACGCGTAGATATTACACAAGGTCCCGATATATCTAAT